TCGGTGCGGGCACGCTGTTTCACATGGCCAAGCAAGCCATGCCGTCACGCGACGAGCCTCCGCCTTATGATGACGTGCCACCGTATGAGGAAAGTTACAGCGGGCCAGACTTTGAACCCGAGGAGGAACCGCGCTCACAACAACATAACCGTCCCCTTCCTCTCACCTACTTTGCCGATATCACGCCATCGCTCGAAGCCAATGACTTCGTTCAGGGGTTGTTGTTCGCCGGATCGCTCGGCGTATTTTATGGCGAACCTGGCAGCGGCAAAACATTCCTGGCAACCGATCTGGCGCTATCAATCGCGGCAGGCATGGGGTGGAACGGCAAGCGCGTAGAAATCGGCGGCGTCGTCTATTGCGTGCTGGAAGGTATAACCGGTTTTCGTAACCGCGTCGCAGCTTGGAAGATTGAACATGATAGCCATGACGGGCCGGTGCATTTCGCATCCATCCAATCCAGCATCAACCTTCTAAATCCAGATGCAGATGTCCTCGACCTGATTGACAGGATTAAAGAAGCAGCGGCAACCATTGGCGTCCCTGTTCGGCTGGTGGTGATAGACACGCTATCCCGCGCACTCCACGGTGGCGACGAAAATAGCAGCATCGACATGGGAGCGCTGATTGCCAACGCCAGCAAGATCATCGCCGAAACCGGCGCAATGGTCCTCATGGTCCACCATAGCGGCAAAGACGCATCCAGGGGCGCTAGAGGGTGGTCGGGCCTTAGGGGTGCCATTGATACCGAGATTGAGATTACTCGCTCTGACACCGGCGTACGCGCCGCAAAGGTGGTCAAACAAAAGGAAGGCCAGGACGGAGAGGAATTTCCGTTCTCCCTCGAAGTGGTGACGCTGGGCAATAACCGTCACAGCGAGCCTGTCACAACATGCATTGTCAAATTTTCCGATGGCCAGACAAACGCGGGCGCGTCCCTGTCTCGTCGTCGCTTGCCACAGCTTCAACAGCGGGCGCTGGAGGTTCTAATCAACCTCATAGCTGGGTCAGGTCAAACCGGGTTCACCGGCACGCCATCGGGCGCGCCTTCGGTCCCTGAGAAATGGTGGAGAGAACGCTTCTACGAACAGGCCATGCCAGGGGCAGAGGATGAAGCAAAGCGCAAAGCTTTCAGGCGCAATGCCGATGCGCTTGTTTCTGCACATATCGTAGCAATGTCAATGGGTAGGGTCTGGATCGTTGACAGAGCGCACGATGGGACATCAAATGGGACATGATGGGACATTTTGGGACATTTGCGGTTTGTCCGGTAGTGGGACATTTGGGACATCCCCCTTTAGGGGGTGTCCCATGTCCCGCTGAACCGGAATGGGACATTTTGGCATAGATGTCCCATGTCCCAATTAGAACTGACGCTCGAAGGCACGCGTCCAAAGTCAGATGCTTTCATGATCGCTTTTGCCATCCTCAAGTTGGCAGATGTTCAGGAAAAACAGACAGCGGTCATAAAAGACGCATCTGCCCGAATTGCAGCGGGGTTAAACAAAATCGCATCGGTTGCGGGAGGTGACACACCCCCCCCAATTCCCGCGCGCGTATCGCTCGATCATTGGCGGGGAGGAGGGATTGTCCAGCTACCTGTCACCTCCAAACTACGCGCGTGCGTTATGTTATAACATAACACGATTTCTCACGTCATGAGACGGATGAGAAAACACGTTATGTTATAACATTGCGCTATGCTCAATCAGGAATAATGCTAGAGGCGATCAGCGGAGGCTACAGGCGGTTAGGCGGTTATCGGCTACTCCCCTAGCGCGCGGCACTGGCAACGGCCTGCGGGCGCAAAAAACCCCGCGCCAGATGACTGAGCGCGGGGTGGTTGGGGGTTATGGTGGGGGTGCTAGAGCAGCGATCCAGACAGGCCGCGCGTCAACGGGTGCAACATGATCGTGCTGGGCGTCATACCTTTGCCGAACAGGATGGCGCCGCCCGCGTGCGAGAATATCCAGCCACCGATCCCGGTGTGCCTGCGGTAGTGCTGCGCGGCTTCTAGGGTCGGAAATTCGTCGTAATGGGCTTGGGCTGCTTGGGTGAATATGTTCATGGTGGTGTCTCCTGTGTGGGTTGTGGGATGGCCTAATAGGCCGGCACTGGCGCAACCTGCCCATAATATGACGGTCGCAATGCCGCCCGCGCCGCATCGAACCCCGGTGGCTTGCGCCCGATGGGTAGCGTGCTGATTGCGAATGTCTGGTCCGGGTTGCTGGCGATAAGCGCGGCGCTCATTGACTGCACGGCGGCGATGGCGGCTTGCAGATTGCCGGTGACAACCTCGCAGGCGAGCGGCTTGCGTCCGAAGGTGACTGACTGCATGATGATCGGGGCTTCGTCGGCACGCATTGGCTTGACCGCGTAGAAGGTGGCAGGCATCGCGTAGATTTTGAATTGGGCCATTGTCTGTGTCTCCTTTAAGCCGCGCCATGGGTAGAGCGCGGCGGGTGGTGGGGTTAAACGGCCTGCAACACGGTGTAGCCCGCGTCCTCAAGCCCGCGTGTCCAGTCTGTGCCGTTGTCGGTCACTGCGGCGCGAAAGCTGGCTGCGGTGCTGTTCACCGCGTCCGCCAGCGCGATGTATTCGGCGTTTTGATAGTGCGGCTCGGTGCGCGCCACTGATGGTTTGATGGATCGGATGGCGCTGCACACTGCGGCGGTGCGCTTGTCATATCCACCGCCACCAGCCCAACCGCGCGCCATCTCGGTGCCCATTACATGCACATAGGCATAAAGCCGGCCAGCGCCATCGCGGGGGAATTTGATGGCGACGGTTGCCACGCGCTTGCCGTCCTGGTCGAGCACCACAAAGGCGCTGACTGCTGCGAAGGCTGCGCGGTGTTGGTCGTAAATGTTGGTCATCGTCGCTACTCTCCATAAGGCGCGGGTTGATCCCGCTGCCTGACATCATAATGTCCTCTCTATCAGGACATGTCAACAGTTATTTTACGCCTAGGTATGATTATTTTAGTGTTTGACGACACTCGGTGCATTGTGTATGTATATCAATGCGTTAGGCGTTACGATATCGACATTACAAAACAGTTAGTGCCATAATGCTCCTTCTGCGACATCACTTCGCCAATGATATCAGTGACTTACCATATCGTAACGATGCGTTTAGGATGCGATGCCTAGCCATTGACAGCGTTTACAGATGTAGCGCCATCGCGCGGGCTTTTTGTTGCGCGTCGTGCCGTGGTCGGGGGATGGCTTGCCGCCAGCCGCGCCCGGTCGGCGCTATGGGGTGAGAAAGACCCCCGGCACTACCCCGGCACCCCCGGCTCTGAGGCTCGCGGATTTTGTTAGCCAACTTCTCCCACGGAGCGCGCGTTTCGATTTGCGAGACTATTTCCCGCAAAAAAATTTTGCGCCTTTGGGATTTTGTGTGCTATGAGGGGGGGGGCGGTAGGATAAAGCACTTGGAGATTGCGGTGCAGGGCACTCGGCTGAAGAACCGGAATACCAAAGTTGGGCATGTTTCCAAGTATCCCACGCTCTCGAAATACAAGAAAGAGGTCGTGGATGAGATTCTCAGCAGGATAGCTGCGGGCGAGTTTGTGTCGCATATCTGTAAGGAGCCGCATTTGCCATCGAACCGTATTGTGGCGGAGTGGCGTTATACGTATCCCGAGTTTGCGGCGGCTTACCTTGAGGCTCGTCGTGCTCAGGCTCAGTCTTATGCTGAGCGTGGTGTTATGATTGCTTTGGACACGGATGCGGAATTTGCTGGGAAAGACGCGCATACACGTCGGCTTGGGTATGATGCGATGCGATGGATGGCTGGGAAGTTGAATCCGAGGGAGTATGGTGATCGGACGATTGTTGCGGGTGATGAGGAAGCTCCGTTGTATGTTGAGACGAAGCGTCGGGATGAGTTGCGGAAGCTGACTTACGAGGAGCGGAAGGCGATTCAGAAGATGGTTGCTGCTGCCAAGGATCGTCCTGAGCCTGCGGAAATTGAGGGGGAGGTTGAAGATGACGAAACCTAGTCGGGTTGTTGCTGGTGTTCCGCCCAAGAGTTTGGTGATGAGTGTTCAGATTGCGAATGCGTTGGTGACGGGTGCGCCGTTGGGGGAGGATGCGCTGCGTTTGGCGATGGCGCATTATTCTGAGTTGGAGCGTGTGTTGAGTGTGTCTGGCCCGAGGTTTAGCAATGCTCGTGCGGATGCGGTGAATTTGCACAACATGGCGGTTCGTCGGCTGCGAGAGACATCGTTGGACAAGATTGCGCGGGAGCGTCGTCACGCGGAGGCTTTGGATGGGTTGGTGGAGTTGGGGGTTTGATTAACAAGATCGACACCAACGCGATGATTGCGGCGTTGGGTGGCGACGGGCGGATTGAAATTGAGACCGCAGACCAGCGCGGCTCTATCGTGGTGGCGGCCGGCATAACGCGGGTCAATCTGGCA